ATTTACCGATACGCACTTGATAAAGTTGCGCCCCCGGACGACTACGAACTCGAAGAGTTCGATCCAGAAGACGCACCAGAAGACTGGCGTAAATACAGCCACCTTAAATATCAAGCACACTATGAAGAACTTTGTTCAGGTGATCCAGAAACACACAAACCGCACGCAGAAGCATGGCCAGAAGGCTGTCTCCTATACCCAAGGCGGTTACCGTGGCGACGATTACGGCATATCAAAGCACAAACGCCAGATAGATTCGAAGTTCTTTATCAGCAGTCGGATGTAAACCCATCAAATGTTTTAGTAGACCCGCTATGGGTTACTGGAGGAGAAGGTGCAGATGGTGTGCATCATCCGGGTTGTTGGGATAATGACCGGGATCTTTGGGAACTGCCCCCCGGAATATCAGATGATCTGTTTGTCGTAGCAACCGCAGACCCGTCGCCCGCTAATTTCTGGGCGTTACAATGCTGGGCCTATAACCCTGAAACAGAGTTCCGATATTTGTTAGAATCGTATCGTCGTAAAATGGACGCTCCCTCGTTTCTCGATTGGAGCCACGAAACTCAACGATTCACTGGAGTTGCTGAAGATTGGTGGCAAATCAGTAACGATATGGGAAGACCTATTACCCACTGGATTATCGAAGCTAATGCTGCCCAAAAATTTATTCTCCAATACGATCACTTTCGGCGGTGGGCAGCGCTCCGTAATGTCCAGTTGGTCCCGCATTATACGCACTCTAAAAACAAAGGCGACCCGAAGTACGGAGTGCAGATGCTCGCACCATTATGGCGTGTTGGCCGAGTGCGTTTGCCCGGTAAACAAAACACTGAAGCAAGACCTCATTCGCTACTTCTCGTCAACGAAGTAACACGCTGGAATCCAGAAGGTACAGGTTCACGCACCGACGACTGTGTTATGGCAGAATGGTTCTTAGAACATAATTTAGAGAAAATCTATGTTCCGACTATAGTTAATAACCAACAGTGGCGTCCGTCGTGGGTCACTAGTGCATAATTATTTGCCGTGAGGTGCCCGTGAAATCGACTGATGAGATCATTGCTCTTTATACCACAAGATCTAAAGCTAATGGAAACGCTAAAGCAAAAATGCGTAACCTTAGAGATTATTATAACGGAGATGTTGTAGTACCGCTGCCTGAACTTGATTCAGATGAAAAATCAGCGGTAGCGAATCTTTTAGCGCAAGGGCTCGATCAAACTGCGATGCGTATTGCATCGACATCACCAGATATTTACTGTCCACCGACAGACACAAATACGAAACGAGCACGAGATAACGCTGGGATTAGACGTAAAGCAATTTTTGGTTGGTGGGAACATTCTCGAATGGATCTTCAACTTGCTAAACGAGCAAGGCAACTAGTTGGGTATGCAACAACTTGCACACAGCTACGGTTCAACCATCAAACTGGATGCCCAGAGTGGCATGTGAGAGATCCGCTTACAGCGTATCCGTCAAAGCTTTTAGGTGTAGAAGATATGCGTCCACGGGACGTTATCTTTGGATACGAACGTTCGTTAGGTTGGCTCCGAGCCCACTACCCTGACGCTGCTATCAAATTTTCCAACGATGGCAAAGTAGCTGAAGAACATCCAATAGAGATGATCGAATATGTTGATGGCGAAGAACAAGTTCTTATCGCTACACGGTCAGCAGTTTCAACTGTCACTTACGGGATACCAAGAACAACAAGTCCATTTTTAGCGCAAGAGCTTGAACGGATTCCCAACCCCTTAGGTGAAACACCAGTAGTTTTTGCGGAACGCATTAGCTTAGATGGGGCACAAGGACAGTTCGACGGCATTCTCGGTATGTACCAGATGCAGGCACGATTGATGGCGCTTGAAGTTATAGCTGTCCAAAAAGGTGTTTTCCCTGATACGTGGCTCGTTGGCCGTGCTGGAGAAACTCCACAAATAGTTAATCCTGCTGATGGTTTAACTGGTGAAGTTGGTGTCATCAGAGGAGGCGAATTGCGGGATATGCAAACATCGCCCGGTTATATGACTAACCCTGCCATTGACAGACTAGAAAGAGCACAACGTTTAACGGCTGGGATACCTGCTGAGTTTGGTGGAGAATCCACTTCAAATATTCGTACAGGTAGACGAGGCGACGCAGTTCTATCTGCAACAGTTGATTTCACAATTCAAGAAGCGCAACGAATCATGTCTCGTTCACTTCAAGAAGAAAACAAAATCGCTGTCCAAATGTCCAAAAAATATGCAGGTGGCAAAAAGCATTCATTTTATGTGACAACAAAAGGAGCTACAGGGCAAGTTGATTACCGCCCAAATACAAACTTCGATTCAACACAAAACATTGTTTCATACTCACACCCCGGCGCAGATTTAAACAACCTTGTTATTGGCGGCGGGCAACGTGTCGGTATGGGCACAATGTCTAAACAATCGTTTATGTCACTTGACCCATTAGTAGACGATCCAGAATTTGAACATGACACAGTAATAGCTGAACAGTTAGAACAAGCTTTGCTTAGTTCTGTGCAGCAACAAGCCTCTGAAGGAGTTATCCCTCCAGCGGATCTTGCTCGGATAATGGATTTAGTTCGCAGCAATAAACTCGATTTAGCTGATGCAGTTGCTAAAGTTCAAAAAGAAGCACAAGAACGTCAAGCAGAACAAGTACCAGTAGGTGCGCCAGAAGCACAGCCGGGGTTAGCTTTGCCCGGAATGGGGGCTGAAGCAGGGGTTGCCCCACCTCCTGAAAGTGCAGCAGGACCATCCTTACAAGAACTTATTGGAGCACTTTAATGCCACGCAAAGGCAAAGGATCTAAGACACAAGCTGTCCGAACAGCGAAAGGTCAGGCATACGGATCAGCGCAATCTCAACGTGAAGCGCAAGAAGTTGCTCCTTTACCGGAAACGGTAGGCCCTGTTGATGAACCTGTTGGGTTGCCTTCTAGCAGAGTTTCGCCGGGTAGCAGAGGTAATTTATTTAGGCCAAGTGAACGCCCAATGGAATCACCAGACACTATGCCGATAATGAGTAGCGAACCATCCCTTCCTCCTGAACGTGCTCAATTGATGTGGCAAACAATGCCTTTACTCCAAGCCGCAGCGAACAATCCTTACGCTGACCAAGACATACAAGAAGTCGTATTGAGAATGGAAACGTTTATACCATCACGGTTTGATGCATCGTGAGTTTCGGAAGTCGTCTTTACCAAATTTTTAGAGCACCAGTTGATATGAGTGCTCAAACTGCTGATCTTTTTATCGACACAATTCGGTTAGCAACTGACGAAGAATACTCAACGTTCGAAGCTTTTAACGAATCATGGAAAGACAATGTATTAGGGAAAATGAGTGCGTCCAATGAATATGTTGCTGGACGTTCAATGCTCGGTTCTTTCTTTGGCCCTGATAGTGGCCTTGGTGCGCTAGTAGGTGCGATCCCTGAAAATGTGAGAGAACGACCGGCTGCCGTTTGGAATACAACAATGGACGGCTACACCTACGCATTCAAAAATTTCGTAGACAGGCCTATCGGAACAATGGTTTCGATGGCAAGCATTGATCCGTTTGACGCCAGAGATCCGATAACGGGGATGCGTACAGGGCGTGGGTTTAACACAAAATTCTTTGAATTCGATACATGGAAAAATGTTTGGGACTTAACTCAAAACAGAAGTGCCGGTCAAGCACTAATGATGTTTTCTGGACACGTAGATCTTTACAACCCTGTGTCTGTAAACGAATTTAAACAAACTCCCAAATATGAATTGGTATCAGGAATATTTGATCTTGGTATCAATATTGGTGGAGATCCGGGTTTTCTAATTGCTAAAGCTGCAAGATTCGGACGAAACGTTAGAAACGCTAGATCACTACATGCCACAGGAGATCCGGCTCCTTTCTGGCCTGAAGAAGTTGTTGACTACATAGACATTGACGGGTCTGGCAATCCCACACCGGTCATGCGTATCCAACCGGGCTTGATGCCAAATGAAGGTGCAGGACCGTTTAACCAAAGACTTCGTACTCCTGTAGCGAATAAACCGATTCTTGTTAGAACACCTAACAGGGAACCAATTCGTATAGGTGGTCAAAAACTCCACGAAAAAATCTTAGCGTTCGAAGGACAATACCCACGTCTTGAACGTTTGTTAGGTGGCAGCGTTACAGACATGCTGACTGTTGGGGGTGGCAAAGTTATTGGCACCTCACGAACAGCCGATGATCTTTTATGGGAAAAATGGTCGTACCAACCCAAATGGATGGATGACCTTCCCAATCCTTCAGATGTAATTGACGCAGACCTTGTTAAGATTACTGAAGAGCTACAACAAATAGTTGTTGAGGAAACTAACAAACTTGCCATACAGGGCATACGGCCTACAGCCACTTATTTAAATACTGGCGATATTGGAGCAGCTCCACAATTCGGGCCTAACCTCAACGCCGGAGGGCCAGTACCAGCAATAGAAATTGCTAGCCGTCGGGGTACGTTGGGAGAACCGGATCAATTTTTCGGAACTGGTAGAGCCACCGAAGATTTCCTTGGAGAAGAGTTAGGGGATGGTGGCGTAGATCCGTTCCCTTATTCGTTAGCTGAAGGTGGCGTAGTACCTGTTACGGCAGAAGTGCGAACTAATTATCTTCAGTACAAATCAGCGTACGAAAATTATGATGCTGATGTTTTCGGTCAACTTATGGAAGACCCTGTTATTGGGCCATTGCTAGAAGGTGAGTTGAAGGTTGGGCCTGCCGAATGGCGAGGACGTTTGGAAGAGGTTGGGCCTACAGAAGAATATGGTTTGTCGTGGGATGCAAATGAGTACGCCAGAACAAAACGTACTTTTGAAGAGTACCTTTACAACCACGTGACTCCTCTTGAAAGAGGGCAAACGGTTGACGCTAACGTTGATAGCGCAATCGAGCGTGTCAACAATGAACTTGTTGAAGCAACCCAAAAAGCAAAAGCTGCTGAAGAAGCCAGAGATGCTTGGCCTCTTGGACCTGAAGACGATCCAGATACGTGGCGACGATTAAACGATGACGTTGATGCTCTTAGGAATCGTGCTATTCCTCGGTTAATGAATCAACGGCTAGAGCTACAGCTATATAGAGCACACCTAGAGCACGTCTTTTATCCCTTAGAAACATTAAGAAACAGTCTTCATACGATGGAACATAAAGTTCCAGATGTAGACCTCGATAAGTTTTATGGGACTGGCCTTTGGAAAGTTGATTCCAATACTGCTTTCCATGAAATTGTTGCGTTACGCATTTACCAAAAAATGCCACGATGGGGTCGAGCATACTCACACATGACCCCAGAAAATCGTTGGCAATTGTCAAGGGTTTACGCAACATTGGCTAATGCTGCCCCGGTAGATAGCAGCGCATGGCTTCCCTTCCACAACTTCCAACGTTACGTCGCTGGAAATGTTGAAGTTAGAAAAGCAGTGCATGAACAAATAAGTGAAGTAGTGCATTTGTGGAGTCTGTTCCGTCGCATTCCGGGCCCAGTACGAGATCCGTATGGCCGGTTCCCTGACGAATTTGATTACGATTGGCGACGAACAATAGGCGAAATGGATGAAGTCCCCGGTCCGATGGCAGAGTTGCCAGCCATTTTGGAACGCCCAACTTCGATACATTGGCATTTCGCAGAATTAGGGCGTGTACGTCGAGAGATAGCTTCGTTTGACCAGTACAGACGAAACATGGATGTTGTCACACGATCAATGGCTGATGATCCAGCATTGATGGGGCCACGTTCTGATTTGTTGGGGGGAACAGGAACTGCACAATCTATAGATAAGTTAGACAGAGTTCATGTCAACCACATTCTTGATGTGTTACGGCAAAAAGAAAAAGCTCACGCTATTTTCATTCAACATTATTTGTTTAGCCCACAAGCTCTAACAGATATGTCGATCCAAGCAGCGCAACAAGAGCTTATACAAGCCCTAGAAGAAATGGGCATTCTTGACGAAGCGGAAAATCTTGGTGTAGATGTTGCAGATTTACCGGGCGCACGGGAAGCGCTTTTGGATTATGAGCAACGGCGACGTTTGTGGGATGATCCGACAAAAGAAGGCATAGAAAAATTTAGGACTATGCCTATCAAACCATTGGATCTAGATGCAGCAGATATTCTTCTAGGTAACGCAGGCGATTCAGAATTTGCTGAATTTGCTGATCGCATGTATGAAATACAAAAGATGCCAATCCAAGCTTTGTTGTCTGTGGATGAAGCAACTTTGAAAAATTTAGTTCAAGATATTTATTCAAAACTCCCAGCAAATCACGATGTTTACAACGCTGAATTAATCGCTAGAGGAACTGAAGATATCCCAGACGCCGGTGTATTGCATTCGGGTCTTACAGATCGAGAAGGTTTAGAACGGCTTCGCGCACACGAAAACATCTCCCCAAGAGAAATGCATGAACTAGCTGTAGACAATCTTCTAGAAACAATAAATCTTGAATTGCCTCGCACAATAGAGGGATTTAATTCGATTCTTAAACCAACAACTAAACCTTCGCTTTGGGCTAAAACCTTCTTTGAAAAATCTGGCATACACGCCGGGTTCACTAATTCAAGGGCATACAAGTTCTACTCAGAAAAAGTTCTAGAAGGTGTGATTGACGTAAACAACAAAAATCAAGTCATCACAGAACTTGAAAAATTCTTCCGAGATTTAGACAGAATCAATGTTTCTAATCTAATGCAAAAGCACCACGGTCAACCGTCACTGTTAGCTAGTGGCGAACCGTTGTCAATGTTAGACGTAGCGTTAATGACCTACCGATCAGATCTCACATCGTTTGAAGCTATCGGTAGCACCTTACGACCTGACAGTAAAGATGTATCTCAACTTTGGGCAGATCAACTTTTAATTGAATTAGTAGATACTAGACCTGAACAATTAGGTGGGAAATTAGATCGGCTTATCGGTGGTGTCCTCACCGGGTTCGTTGAAGCGATAATCCCAGATAAAAAATTCGATGGTATTGATTGGGGTGGACCTGATGTTCGCCAAAATTTAGTTACTCTTCTTCGTGGGGAACTTAAAGCGGTTAAACAAATGCTGGAAGAAGGTGGCGAAGCCACAGGTAAACGGTACGGCAATGTCGATTTTACAGACATCCTCGGTACTGATGAGTTAGGCACAACAACATTTATTCGTAAACCGATTTCTCCAAGACAAACTCGGCAAGCAGTTATCATGCCACGAATTGATAGGTGGAAAGAGTTAGAACGAGCATTAACTGGGGATTGGAAAACTATAGACGTTGCAGGGAAACCGGTTCAAGTTGGTATGACCCCGGTTCGTGCAGCGATACGCAACGGCCTTATGGAAGGCCAAAGCATGTGGAAAACCATTACTTTGCTTACTCCACGGTGGCCAATGGTTGTAAACACAGACTCACAATTACGGTTACATGCTGCTGTTGATTCTTCTTTGGCGTTAGCTGCTCTTGGTCCTGCTTTTGATACGTTGCAAGTTCGTTGGTTACGCAACAATGGAATAGATGTTCACGCTATTGTTCAAAACGATTTATTTGAAGAGCTTGGTGGGTTCGAGCGAATTGACGAAATTGCTGAAGATATAGCTGAATTGCAAACTGAGCCAAGTCTTTTAGACTTTTCCGATAATGATTTCAATAAGTTGATGCATGAACGAACTGTTCTAGAAAACCGTGAGTTTATTGAAATGGTTGATCTGTACATGGATCGTGGCGGCGACATGGTTGATTTCGTTGCCCAAGTTATGGACAGAGAATATACGGTTCGCCGTAAAACTCTAAAAGTTGGGACAGCAACTGCCTTAGGCTTATACTTCACTGGTCCAGTTGGGGCAGCAGCAGCAGCAGGAGCCTATACAGCGCATAGCCGAGTAAGCATACAAAAAGCTGCTCGACGGCAAGTTGCCGAATCATATGGCATTGCTGCTAGAAATGCTGCATGGGTGTCGTTACGTGAAGCAGAATCCGCAGATATTTTTGGTTGGTTAGCTGAACATTACCCAAATCGGTATGAGTATTTAGACGCATCTATAAGGGCCGATGACGTAGGTTACCGAGCGTTCCCTGATAATGAATGGTCACAGACAGCAGGCACAACTGAAGCACGCATGTATGCCGATCTTTTACGGGAAAAGAATATGCTTGTCCCCGAAGAGGTTTCTTCGTGGATAAATGTACAGGTTGGCAACGAAGTCATTGACATGATTTTTGCTAACAGTCAACGGTACGACATGCAAGCTGATTTTGGATTAACTACTCGGGATGAGTGGTGGGTTTCACTTGCGGATATTAAAAATTCAGATCTTTATGCTAACGCTTCTTCAGCGACTTTAAAGGTTCTTGATGCTCGTTTAAATGAATTAAAACGTCCTCTTAGCGAACGAGAAAGGAACCGATATCTTGAAGTAAATGAAGACGCATTTGAGTTCCCTACCCCAGACGAAGCGTTCGAAGTTATAGGTTTAGAGGATCTCTATGGATTCCCAATTAGCGGAGAAGACCTTCCTCCTGTAAGCGAAGTTTCGTTTATAACACCTGAACAAGCTCAACAACTAATTGGCGATAATCTAAATTTAGTTGATTTAGCTAAAGAATTTAATCAGGCTCTTAAAAACCGTAGACGTGCAGCAGAAATGATTTCACAAAATGTGACTGCCGTAAACGATTTCGAGAAGACAATTGTTCAAGGTTTCCAAACTGAGTCGCCTAAACTAGCAAGTCAATTTGAGCGTGCTTCACAAATTTTAATTGAAGGTGGCTTTAGTACAACGCAGACAGGATCAACTCGGATTGATAGTTCATTCGGTGATACCCCGCAAATACAAGAGATTAACCGCCGAAATATTTCAGCTAATCCAACTGCACGTACACAGTTGTTGGGTGGTACCCATATACAAAGAAAGCGGCAACAGTATCAAGGTGCCCATCAATACGACATTACTAGCCGCCAAGAGCGAGAAAGTTTTGTTAATGCTTGGGATGACTACTTGGATCGTTATGTAGTTCCCTTCGGCAAAGCAGGGGATACTGCAACACGTGATTATTGGCGACAATTTTTCCGTGAGCCCACTGGGTTCCGAGGTCCAAAAGAAATTTTGGATTGGTTGCGTGAATATGGGCAGGATGTTCTTGACCAGTTCGTAGAGTCCTATCGGACTACTGACCAATTAGAAGGGCTTATTGTAGATTCTAGGTATGAGGCGAATAGTCTTGTGCCGACAATGTTGCCGGGATTTGAACCTGTTATAAAGAAAGTTCAAGCTGGTACTGTTGTCAAATGGAATGCAGATATTCTTCCAGCGTTACAAACTTTGCAAGCTGAAGTTGATCTCTTTTGGTCTAATGTCATAAAAGGTTTCTTAGATGATGCTGAACTGCGACGTGAGAGAGGACTACCAGAACGGGGTTCTATAGGTGTAGGTTCGGAAATGCCTGAATGGGACACCATGGAAATGTTGTGGGATAATTTCGAAAATAGGGGAGTGACTTTTCTTGGGAGTTACAATCTAGGTGATGAATCCTTACTTCGGCTCGGGCCTGATGGGACAGGGTTTTCTGTAAGCGCTCCTTTACGTCGGTTAGTTCTTTCTTCTTACAAAAAAATAGTTGACGAAGTTATTGGATCAACAGGTAACCCAATCTTCAGTATTGATAACCGGATTAAGTTAATGCGGTTGGCTGCGGAACGTCCTATTGTCGAACAAATTCGTTTGATGGGTGAGAACACCGAGTTTTTCAGAGAGCAGCAAACTACGGCTAGCTACTTTTGGGGTACTAGGAGGGATCAGCTAGATGCGGTAGAAGTGGCTGGTGAAACTGTGTACAGGGGAGAAGAAGGGCTACGTGATTTCGGTAAAACAGTTAACTCTTCTCAATTCTTAGATGCTAAACAAACAGGAACGATATGGCAACGGATCAAAGAGAAGGTAGCTGGTCCGTTAGAAACTCTTGGTGAAGTTGAGAGTGTTATGTCGAGAGGCGTAATGTTCGATGCGTTATATGGGACAGATGTTTTACGTCGGCTAGAACCTTTCAGAGTTGATGGGGTTATCCGCATCTCTCCTAAAGCTCTTTCTCAACTGCAAGAAAAATCTAGAAAGTACGCAATCGAAGAAACAAAAAATCAGCTTTACGATTTAGCGTCACGGACAAGAATAGAAGAAACGCTTTGGTTAGCGTCACCGTTCTTTGGGGCGTGGCAAGAAGTTATTGGCCGGTGGTTCAGCCTCGCAGCGGAAAACCCTGTGTTTGTTGCTAGAGGTTTAAGGGCGTTCGCTACTGCTTCTGCCGAAGACGAAAACGGGCAGACCGTACTTGTTATGCAACTACCTGACATATTCCAATATAGAACCGAAGCAGAGTGGTTGCCCTTTATCGAAAGCATTGACTGGTTCGGGGATATAGAAATGTTGGCACAAATGCCACTTGACTGGAAACTCGGTTCAGCTTCGTTCTTTTCTGCATTCCCAAGTGGTAGCCCTATCATTTCGTGGGGTATCGGGGAAGCTATTTTGAAAGTCCCAGAGTTAGATGAAACGTTGGGGTGGTTGATCCCTTATGGGATTGCAGAAGGCGATGATGCTTTCACAAGAATGGTTTCTAGTTTAATACCTGCATGGACAAAAAATCTTGCCCGTAAAGGTATAGGGGAATTGTATTTAGATGATGAACGACGGCAGGCTACTGCGGCCAGAGTTCTAATCGACATGATGGTCCAATACAACGAACAAGGCTTAAAACTGCCGACAACAAATGAAGCTAAAAAAGACTTTTTAGCGGAAGCAGAACGTCGCACTAACATGATTTACGGGATCAGAGCCATAAGGAACTTGGCTATCCCAACATCAGCCATACAGCAATCTCCGTACTACCCGATACTTCAAGAGTACTGGCGTGTAATGGAAGAGCATGGCCCCGATGTCGCTGACGAATACATTTTAGCTAACCATCAAGATTTGTGGCCTGCTACTGCACGTACATCTTTAACGATAGAAGCTGTTGCTGGCACACGGCAAGGACACGCAAATTACGAAACCCATAAAGCTGATGCAACTGAGTATCTAGAAATAGCTCCGTGGATCATTGGGCAAGTTGGGCCAGAAGAAGTGAAATGGGAGTACAACAGAAATATTCGAAGGCTTGAAAAACTGGAAGGCCGTACACGTCCTCTTACTCTTAACGAACAGTTTATGGATGCGACTGCTTCTGAAGGTTGGCGAGATTGGAAAGATTACCGTATCAAGCTTTACGCTAAGTTAGCGCAACGAAAAAAAGCGGGCCTATCTGGAGCGATTTCTTCGCACTACGATTTAGTGCAAGAACGACGAGCATTTATACACAACTTAGGGCAACAGTATCCGTCGTGGGCCCAAGAATTTAGCCGGATGGGTGATGCCCAAACTACTTCTAAAGTTTTGGCAGGGTTCCGTCATGTTGTGAAAGATCCTGCTTATGAAAAACGCTTAGATGTTGTGCAGATTCAACGATACTTAGAATTGCATGACGGTATTGCATTGGCTTTAGAAGACCGTGCACGAGTATTCAATGACAGTAAATGGGAACGGTTAGGTTATAGAGAGAACGAAGATCTGTTAGTGCGTTGGCAACTAGGCATTGCACAGTTGTTGCTTGAACCAGATTTTGGGAATGTGTATGACAGGTTCTTTAGTAATATAGATACAGTTTCTGTTTCGAATAGTCCGTTGCGTGAACCAGCAACGCTTGGGAGTGCTAGATAATGAGTGCATTAGATATAGTGTGGGGCGCAGTTAAAAAAATGCAGCCTGCTAGTGAGGCTGCATGGCATCTTATCTGGCCTGCAACTATAGGCGTATATGAAGACGCTAAACGGCGAGAAGAAGAAGGGGCTTCGGAAGAAGAAATAGCCGCAGAGGCGGAACGAAAGTTACAAGAGGATTTAGATAATCCTTTGATCCAAGCTAATTTATATGGCACTGAACCCGAAGCAGCTAAGTTGACCCCAGAAGAAATTGCTGCTGGGATAACTGAAGAAGAAAAACAAATTCAGCTTTTAATGAACGAAGGATACGAAGCAGGTCCGACAATGCCGGGTCTTTACGGAAACGTTCATGCTGTTAACGATCCGGGTATGTTGGCGGCAGGTCGTCTTGCAATACAAGATTCAGATATTGAAATGAGAGATTGGGCTGCTGTATCTACAGGTAATATGCCAATGATTCGTGGTATGGCTCCGCCTAGAGACACTATCGGTTTCCAAGATGTTCCTTATACAGAGTATTACGAAGGTTGGAATGGGTTTGTAGCTGGCCAAGATCCTGTAATAACTGGGCGTGCTCTTGGTTGGGAAATTGATCAAGCTCGTATTGAAGACGGTCAAAGCTTTGTGCGGAAAGTAGAAAAAGATATTCCGTTCACAGTAAGAGATGCTATGACTCTCTACGATGCACAAGATCCACAAACCCAACGGCTAATCGCTGAGTCTTTAGCCATTGGTACAGGCGATAAATCTTATATGGCTGATTCTTTGGGAACTGCAATGTTCCGTGATCCGTCTTTGATTTATGAGCGAGAGTCAGTGTTGGGTGGGCTGTTGGAGTTAGCTTCTGATGCAGCTTACACAGCGAATTTGTCTGGTGGGGGCATGGACGCATACGACATGATTAAACTTGAATTACCTAAATTGCGTAAAAAAGATTTCACTATCGCAGATATGGAAGGTTTGTCTGCGAGTGGTTTGTTAACTCAATCAGGTTTAACAATGGATCAGCTATCTGATGAGCTTTTTGATTTAGCTACCAATACGGGTGTTGTTAAACGGATAGCGCAAACTCATAGCCGTGCATTAGCTAGTGAAATATATAGGCGTGTTGTTGGGCGACAGCCAGACGAAGCAGCCTTTGTTTTATTCGATCAGTGGGCTTTAGAAGCAGAACAAGGCAATATGGGGATGTCTCCTCAGCCAACTGATACAGAAATGAAGTCGTATTTTGGTGACCAAATTGTGGAAGAAACTGAAGAAGGTGGGGCTTTCGAGGAAGACAAGGAATTGGTCACAGCAGAATCAACTCTAGACTTAATTTTAAACTTTTTTGGAAGTAAAAGATAATGGTTATTGAACCAATTGAAGAAGAAACTGAAGACGGAACGCTTGATCGTGAATCGTTGATGCGATTGTACAGTTGGTTGATAGACCGTGAAGACATGATGATCGGGGACCGGCATGTTTATGACATCATAACTGAAGATCTTGAAAAACAAAGATTTGTTACAACAGAACAAGTCCAAAATTGGGTTGCTTCTTTAATGTATCAAACTGACTATTACAAAAAAAATGGCACTAGTCGGTTGGGCAAAGAACAAGAATGGTACGAAGGGGAAGAAGGCGAAGGCTGGTCTGGTCGTAGACGTGGCCTTGTAAAAGTTCAAGAACAGATGATCCGAGATGAGCTATTAAATCTTGGGTTGGAATGGACAGAAGCACAAATTCTAAAAGCAGCTAGAATTGCTTGGCAAGAAAGCATGGATGAGGAAGACATCCGGCGGTTTTTAGCAGGGGGCGGCGAAAGTAGCCCTATCCAATTCGGAGAAGATGTTGAAGGTGGCACTACCCAAGCCGAGCTTCGTACAGAAATTCTTGGTATTTACGATAATTATCTTATTGATCCTGACGACAACGTAATCAATGAATGGGCTCGACGTGCCTATGTCGGCAATGAAACAGAGCAACTAGATTTGCTGCGTTCCTTATTAGGGGAACAAGCTGAAGACTTATACCCGGCTGTTGCAGAACGCATACGAGCAGGGCGTAGCCCGTTAGACATTCTGGGTTCTTACGGCAGTATTTTTTACAGCATTATGGGGTACCAACCTAAATGGAAAGATGAGCACCGCAAGTTAGCTCTCGATATTTTGAGTGGTGACCAAAAAGAAGACGGTACTTATACTCCGTTAAACGCAAATAGTTTTGCTTATCGGATTAGAACTTCTCCAGAAGCAGATTACAACCCCAACATCTTTAACGACACAATGGATTTTGTTAACACTATGGGCACTTTAATGGGCCAAACCACAGGAATTTAAAATGGACATCTGGGAATCAATTGATGCAAGTAACGCAGCTACAGATCTCAATGCGCTTCATGCACGGGGACAGCAAATGCTTGGGGCTTTCCAAGCACGAGAATTAGATGCACTTAGGTTAACTACTGGCATGCCAGACACACTTGAAGCTCGATATGCGACAGGTCTTATTGATGCAAGTAACGCAGCTTTTAATTTAAATGAAGCTATCGCTGCTGCTAGCAGAGCAGCCCGTGAACAGTACGGTATGGGTAGCGAATGGTGGAAACAAGCAGTTAAAGACAAAATCTGGCTAGACGATGATAGCGACAACAGCGCTAACAACAACAACAATAATAACAACAATAACAACAATAATAATAACAACAATAATAATAACAACAATAACCGTGACGATGGCGGCGATAAAGATGACGAAGAAAGCGAATGGCTGAAATGGCAAAAAGAAAAAGGAATGCGAAGCGCCGAAGGCGCAATGCGTGGGTTCTTCGCTAAATTCTTTGGAGATAAAGACGGCGACCAATTAGCAACATGGGCAGTAAGCCAAATAGCTTTAGGTTACGACGCCGAAACACTCATTATGCAAATGAGATTCGGTAGCCCAAACGTCGGCACAACTGATTCAATGTATCTTCCACAAGCAATACGAGACATTTACGACGAACGATTCCCTGCTATGGCAATGCGTGACGCCAATAAAGCAGCCCCAATAACTGAAGCACAGTATGTTCAACAAGAAGCTGGTTTATGGGAAACGATAGATAAATACGGGTTGGGCCCGTACGTCACAGCACAAGAAACAGCAGGCGAAGACCCGGTAACTGACATGATCGCTCATGGTATTTCAGTTGCAGAATTTGCTGACCGTGCACAAGAAGCAGAAGATATGATGTATAACGCTAATCCTGAAACGTTGGCAATGTTAAAACGAGACTATAAATGGGATAAAGCTGACTTTATGGCAGCTATGGTTGACCCAGAATTTATGGGAACTAAATCTTTAGCTGAAGCAAAACGGGCTTACGCAGCTTCAAAAATCGGTGGCATGTCTAAACGTGTTTTGGGAAGCACTTCGTTTTCTAAAGGAACAAGTAGATCTTTACTTAATATGGATGTTCAAGAACGTGAAGTGGCAGCACAAATGGGCCAATTCGCAGGTATGACAAGTAGCACAATGTTTTCTTCAGGGATGACAGGTGACGAACTAGCTGAAGGAGTATGGGGATCTGGTAAAGCTAGAGCAGCTATGCGTCGCCAAAACGAAGCTCGTCGTGCAGGGTTCAGTGGAACCACTGGTGGCATGATTAGTAACGCTGGTAATACTTCGTTAGGTTCTGTCACTACCACTTAAACTTGCATTGAGCTTTTCTTTACTTTATAATTTGTGTGTTGGCCCCGTAAGGGTGAGCTAGCACCAAATTTTTTCCATCCAAGGTTCCACCGCTGAGGATGCGTACGTTAGGTGAGTGACATATGACAGACATTGACTCCACTAGAAATAGTGACGATGCTGGCAGTAAATCCGAATCGAAACCGAATTGGCGACGAGAGTTAGAGAACGATTTAAAATCTGAGAGACAATCAAACTCTGAGATGGCAGTCGAACTTGAAGCTTTGAGGCGTGAAAAAACGTTCCGGTCAGCAGGACTTGATCCTGATGATTCTCGTGTTAAGTATTTCGTTAAAGGCTACGATGGTGAACTCGATGCTGAAGCTATCCGACAGGAAGCTATGGCTGCTGGGTTCTTAGGGGAAAATAGTGTCCCTGCCCAAGCCGAAGCGATGATGCAAGACACAATGCAAGCGGAGCAACGTATTCAGGCAGCCGGTGAAGGCGGAGATCCGGTGATACCACCTAATCTTATGGAACAATTTAGAGCGGCTACTTCGCAAGAAGAAGTACAGCGATTAGCTGAAGCCAATGGGATAATGTGGAACGCTAGCGTTTGATCTTATTTTGAGGAGTCCTTACCTATAAGGAGTAGCTGCTATGGCAGCCCCCTCAGTAACAACTTCAACATGGGACGATCAGGTACAGACTGCGTTCGATCAGGTTGCGTATTTCGCTTTGCGTTCGCAACCATTGTTCGAAATGGTCGCTGACGTTCGTTCAACAGCACAGACCCACAACGGTTCTAGTGTTAAATTTACTTTCCTTGCCGATCTTGGGCAGGCCACTACAGCGCTTACAGAAAACGCTGATGTGACAGCACAGGCATTGACTGATAGTCAAGTAGACGTATCTCTTGCAGAGTACGGTAATGCGGTTATCACGAGTGCCAAGCTGCGTGGAACATCATTCCTTAACGTAGACGCTGATGCAGCCAACATTGTTGGTTACAACATGGCTGACTCGCTAGATAAAATCGTGTCTGATGTTGCTAACGGCAGCACCGACACTAACCAAATTATCTATTCGGGTATAGGTTCAGGTCCCGGTACTAGCCGTGGCGCTATTACAGCCGACGATAACTACGCTGCTTCGCTAGGTAGGCAAGCCGTAGCTAAACTACGTACTGCTAATGCACCCGGTTGGGAAAACGGAAACTACATGGCAATCATCCACCCGGATGTTTCCTACGATTTCCGTGCGGATGTTGCTGTAACGGATGTAATCCAGTACCAACTGTACCAAGACGGTGCACCAATCCGTGCAGGTTCAATCGGCACCTTCAATGGCATCGAATACATCGAAAACCCCCGTGCAGGTCTAATTGCCGACGGTGGTTCCGGTAACGTCGATGTTTACCAAACCCTTATCTGTGGCCGTCAAGCGCTTGCAAAAGCACATTCACGTGCCCCCGGATTCGGGCCTGAGCCAAGCATTGTTGTCGGTCCTGTGACTGATACTCTGCGTCGGTTCAACCCAATTGGCTGGTACCACCTAGTCGGATACGGCATCTTCCGTGAAGCATGCATGGTCCGTGTAGAGGCATCATCCAGCATCGGAGCTAACAGCTAATAGTTAGCCCATAGAGATCGCAGAGGGGTCGGGTTTTCCCCCTTTCCCCGGCCTCTCTGCTCCTCTCTGCTATTATTCATTTATGCCTAAAGTTAACGGAAAGAAGTATCCTTATACCGCTAAAGGTAAAAAGGCTGCTGCTGCTGCAAGGAAAAAGAATGCAAAAACCAAACGGTGACGTAACGATTAGGCCAAAGCCAATCCAAGGAACGAGTAGCACCAATGGCTAGTGGACTTTTTTGCGAAACGTTTGAGGCTGCATTAAAAAATGACCTCAATTTAGATTTCGATAACGACACCTTCAAGTGTTTGTTGACAACTGCGTCGTTTAACCCGACTGCTTCAGATTACGAAACCATGTCAACAATGAACGACGTGACTAACGAGTTACCTGCGAGTGGTAATTACTCGACTGGTGGCGAAACATTAACCAGTGTTACGTTTACTAGTTCTTCGGATGGCACCGGGACATTAAAGTTTGATGCCGCTGATGTCGAATGGGCTGCTTCAACGTTGTCTGGTGTAGCGAGAGCAGTTGTTTATGATGACACGCTTTACGCCAGCACAGGCACAAACAAATGTCTTGTTGCTTGTATAGATTTTGGGGGAGCTTTTAGCACAACATCCGGCACATTCAAAATTCAGTGGAATGCTGCCGGTATTTTCACCCTTGATCTGGTTCCATAGGAGTCATAAATGCCTTCATCAAATTACCCAACTTCGTTAGATACAAGTTCTAATCAGGTAACTCCTAGTGCTACCACAGATCTTGATGCATCTAACTATGAGCACGATCAGGTGCATGGTGCAGCTTCAACAGCGCTCATAGCCTTAGAAGCAAAACTAGGTATTAGTGCTTCGCCTGCTGCTTCAGCATCAACGAATGCTGTGCTCACACACACTGGTACTGGCACGACAGCGTGGTCTACCACGTTGACGAGCCCAACGATTGCTGGTGCAACTCTTTCCGGCGCTGTTACTGGTGGAGATCAGATCATGTCAGCGGTTACGCATAAGGATTATGCGGAAACCTGTGCTGAGAACGCCACTGTTACAGGCACAGTTAGTATCGATTTGAATAACGGAAACGTTCACTCAGTTACATTGACTGGTAATGCGACCTTAACCTTTGATAATCCGGTAGCGACCGGTGATTCAAGCTCGTTTACTTTGATAGTTAAACAAGACGGTACTGGTTCACGTACGATTACGTG